TGAAATGCAAGGAGGAGGCCAAGCGGCTGATGGGTATGATGAAGCATCTGTCGGTGAAAATTCTGTAGAAGCCGCTATAGATGAAGTTGAATTAGAAGAAGATGATTTTAAATTAAATGAATCATTTAAACGTATGCAAAAGTTAGCTAACCTTAAAGGTTAACTTAAACAAATATTAAAATTAAGGGGACCAATAGGTCCCCTTTTTATTAGTATGTATATACGATGGCAGATATAAAATCAATTATAAAGCAGGAATTTGTTAAATCAGCAAGCGATCCTGTTTATTTTATGAAAAAATATTGTTGGATACAACACCCAACAAGAGGTCGTACACAATTTAACCTATATCCCTTTCAAGAAAAAGTATTAGGTTTATTAAGTAAACACGATAAGTCAGTAATTTTAAAATCAAGACAGCTTGGTATTTCGACACTCTCAGCAGGTATAGCTTTACACATGATGTTATTTCAAAAGGATAAAAACATCCTTGTAATAGCAACAAAACAAGAAACAGCCAAAAACCTAGTAACTAAAGTCCGATTTATGTACGACCAGTTACCTAGTTGGTTAAAATTACCTACAGTAGAAAATAACCGACTGTCACTGCGACTTAAAAATGGATCTCAAATTAAAGCAGTATCCGCAGCAGGTGATGCTGGTAGATCGGAAGCCATTTCGCTTCTGGTAATTGATGAGGCTGCATTTATTGAAGAAAATAGAATTGAAGAGATTTGGGGTTCAGCTCAACAAACACTTGCTACTGGTGGTAGAGCAATTGTGTTATCTACACCAAATGGTACTGGTAACTGGTTCCACCGAATGTGGACTAAAGCACAAGATGGTACTAGTGGATTTACTCCTATTAGATTACCCTGGACTGTACACCCCGAACGAAGTCAAGAGTGGAGAGATAAACAGGACGATGAGTTAGGGGATAGAATGGCTGCACAAGAGTGTGATTGCGATTTTACAACCTCTGGTGATACAGTATTCCCTCCTGAATTACTAAATTATATAGAAACTACAACTTTAAAAGAACCCCTTGAAAAACGTGGTATGAATCAAAGTTTATGGGTTTGGGAATACCCAGATTATTCAAGAAAATATATGGTTGTAGCTGACGTAGCAAGAGGTGATTCAAAAGACTATTCAGCATTTCATATTATAGACATAGAAACATGTACCCAAGTTGCTGAATTCAAAGATCAAGTCCAAACAAAAGACTTTGGTAGAATTCTATATAATATAGCAAACGAATACAATAAAGCATTACTTGTAATTGAAAATGCAAATATTGGTTGGGCTACTATACAAGAGGTAATCGATATGGGTTATGAAAATCTATATTACAGCCCTAAAGACGAAAAATTTGCTCGTGATGCCGAAGCATATATTGCTAAAGGATATGATTTAGTAGATAAATCTAAAATGGTACCTGGATTTACAATGTCCTTACGTACTCGGCCTTTAACAATCGCTAAATTAGATGCATATATTAAAGAAGAAAGCATGCATATTCAATCTAGACGCACACTTGATGAACTGCGAACATTCGTGTGGAAAAACGGCAGACCAGAGGCTCAAACGGGATATAATGACGATTTAATAATGTCGTTAGCAACCGCGTGTTACGTGCGAGATACGGCGCTTAAATTTGCACAACACGGTGTAGATTTAACCAGAGCAATACTTAATAATACTTCTAAAGCGTCTTATAATCCTGTATTTTCTCCTAAAGCTCATAATGACCCCCACCAATCATATAAAATGAACATTGGGGGAAAAGATGAAGATATTTCTTGGCTTTTAGGTTAGATATTTATACACATACTATAAACCATTAATATGGCAGACACTAGCTTATTTACACGATTAAGGCGATTATTTTCTAACGACGTTATTATAAGAAACGTTGGGGGAGATTCCCTTAAAATTATGGATACGGATCGTATCCAGAAATATGGAAATTTAGAATCAAATTCTTTATATGACCGTTTTAGCAGACTACATAAACCTGTAGGTGCATCCCTCCAATATAATCCAACCCTTAACTACTCATCTATGCGACTTCAGTTGTATAGTGATTATGAGGCTATGGATTATGATTCATTAATTGCCCCAGCACTTGATATCATATCTGAAGAATCAACCCTTAAAAATGAATATGGGGATGTTTTAACAATTAAATCATCTAACGAAAACGTTAAAAGGGTATTACATAATTTATTCTATGATGTACTAAATATTGAATTTAACTTACCATCATGGGTTCGTCAGATGTGCAAATATGGTGATTTTTACCTACACTTACAGATTTCAGAAAAATTTGGCGTATACAATGTATTACCACTTTCTGTATATCAGGTAGTAAGAGAAGAAGGGAGTGATCCTGAAAACCCAAGTTATGTACGCTTTATATTAGACCCTAACGGTTTATCTCAAAGTCAAACCTACACAGCTAGAAAGAGTGATCAAATGGCACTTGAAAATTATGAAGTCGCCCACTTTAGATTATTAGCGGATGCCAATTACCTTCCTTATGGCCGTTCATATCTTGAGCCTGCTCGTAAAGTATTCAAACAGCTAATATTAATGGAGGACGCGATGCTTATTCATAGAATTATGCGCGCACCAGAAAAAAGAATTTTCTATATGAATGTAGGTGGTATACCACCAAATGAGATTGATTCATATATGGAAAAAACAGTTTCTAAAATGAAAAAAACTCCATATATCGATCAGAATACTGGAGATTATAACCTTAAATTTAATGTTCAAAACATGACTGAGGATTTTTATATCCCAGTTAGAGGTAATGATGCATCAACTAAAATCGAAACTACAAAAGGGCTTGATTACGATGGTACACAAGATATTGAGTACTTAAAGAATAGAATGTTAGCTGCACTTAAAATTCCTAAGGCATTCTTAGGATATGATGAAAACCTTGAAGGTAAATCAACAATCGCAGCATTAGACATTAGATTTGCTCGTACAATCGAGCGTTTACAAAGAACTATTGTATCCGAATTACAAAAAATCGCATTAGTACACCTTTATACACAAGGATTTACAGATGCTGACTTAGTTGATTTTGAACTTAAATTAACAGGTCCGTCTATTGTATTTGAACAAGAAAAAGTTGAATTATATAAGTCTAAAGTTGAATTATCTAACTCTATTTTAGACAAGAAAATTCTATCTACAGACTTTATATACAAAAATATATTCAACCTCTCAGAAGCTGAATTAGATCATGAGAAAGAAAAATCACTTGACGATGCAGCACACATTTTCCGTACTAACCAAATAGAAAACGAAGGTAACGATCCTATAGAATCAGGTGAATCGTATGGTACACCTCATGACTTAGCTGGCATGTACGCTACTAAACGTGATAAGCATGTAAGAGATATTCCTGATGGGTATGATGAAAATGAACCTGGTAGACCCACATCCAAACTAAGTAATTTTGGTACTGATCAAAGTAACTTTAGTCGCGATCCCCTAGGTAAATCAGGATTAACTGCAGATGAAACACCTGCATACTCAAAACAAACTAATGAAGTTTCAGATGCTTCATTAAAAGAAAACTCTAGACTCCTTAAAAAATTATCATTAGGTAGATTAAAGGGTAAACAACTTCTTAACGAAGATGATAAATCCTCAATCCTAGACGAAAAAAACATAATAGATGAGTGATCTTCAGAACTCCTCATATATTTATATAGGAATAAAAATATTCATGCATGAAACCTAAGCATTCCAAGTACAAAAATACGGGAATTTTATTTGAATTGTTGACTAGACAAATAACGTCTGAAACTATTTCAAATACCACTCCTAAGGCTGTAGGGATTTTACAAAAATTTTTTAGCAATAATTCTTCTTTATTAAAAGAATACCAAATATACCATGCCTTACTTAATAAAAGGTTTGAAAAAGACGCTAGCGCTACAGTTCTTATTGAGACACTTATAAATGCGCATTCTAAACTAAATAAATCTGCATTAAGAAGAGAAAGATATAATTTAGTTAGAGAAATTAAAGATACATATAATATTGAGGATTTTTTTAAAGCAAAAATTCCTAATTATAAAATATATGCTAGTGTTTATAATTTATTAGAAAATAAAAATGCTAATCCTTTATCTATTGTAAATTCTAAAGTAGCTATTTTAGAGCATATTACAAATAAAAATCTTCCAAATAAACCCAAGAAAGAAATGGTTATGGAAGAGTATGAAAAGTTTGATAAAGAAACCCGAGCATTAACTTATAAAATGTTAATGGAACGATTTAACGATAAATACTCTGGATTAGCTGATAACCAAAGAATCCTATTAAAGGAGTATGTTTATAACGTTTCTAATAGCCCTAAATTAAAAG